CAGTGGGGGTGGTGGGGGACTATATACTCACTCTCCAAGTCTAACATACTTTCAATTTCCGGTGACAGAGCCATCACTGAATTAAATTTTATAATGGTATTAAACTATCTAGAGATAGATAAAGATTACCAACAGGAAGAGGCTAAAAGACAAAGAATGGTAAACAATCAAACTAGAGTACGATGAGCAAAAAAATAAAACCAGAAGAAATACAAGACCTTACTACTGAGGAATTAAGAGATGTAGTTGAAGGAGCTATTGTAGAAATATTAGGAGACGAACTTATAGTAGTAGAAGCTCCAGAACAAACTAAATTAGAAACTCCAAAGTTTATCTCTTCAGATGAAACTAATGCTAAGTTTATATCAACGGTATTAGCATTTAAAGCTAAAGGATACAATCATAATGCTATTGGTGCTATGATGGGTATTGATAGTGACTTAGTAAAAGAGATATTTGAAAGTGGAAGATAATTTAATTATACCGACTAAGCCTGAATTCAAGATCCATAATGCAGATCCTATATGGGATGAAGTTATTGAGATGCATCGTAAAAGAATGGAAGCTCACCAAATAGCCTTTCACATGAATATAGAAGCGAGCTTAGTAAAAGACATTTTAGAATATATTAAGACAAACGAATATGCCAGTAAATAGATCATACGAAGATATAGTAAATCACTTTCAGGCAGCATGTGATACTAACTTAGCGGTAGCTTCCTTTACATCAGGACCTATAGACTATTTAGATTCATCTGCTGTAAACAGGTATTATCCTTTTGTATTTTTACGTCCTATGTCTTCATTAGGGGTACAAGGTAATACTAAGACTTTATCTTTTGAGTTATACTCCTTAGATATACCTAAATTATCAGACGGTAATGCTTTAAAGGTAATGTCAAATACAGAAGAGATTTTATATACTATAGCTTCTTACTTTACTTTAGGTCCAGATCAAAAGTATTATGATTTAGTTATCAATACTATAACACCAGTAAACGAGGCATTTCAAGATAGAGTATTTGGCTGGGTAGCTGATATAGACGTTGTTACTCCTTATACATTAAACTTCTGCGATTATCCAACTAGACCATAATGGGAAAGTATTTAAACCAAGCAATAACAGAAGTAGGAGTCCTTATAGTAGAGGGTCTTAGAGAATCTATATTTCAAAAAGGTATCTCAAGCTCTGGAGATTTAGCTGCATCTATCAAACCTATAGTTACTATAGAGAAAGGTAAAGCAACTATGCTTCAAATAGAGATGGCCGGTTATGCTCAGTTTGTAGAAGAAGGAAGAAGAAAGGGTGCTAAGCAACCTCCTAGTACAGCCATTAAAGAATGGATACAGCAGAAGGGAATTAGTAAGCCTACAAAATATAGTTTAGATAGTTTTGCGTTTGTAATAGCCCGTAGTATATCTAGGAAGGGTATCAAGCCAAGACCATTTATTCAAACAACGGTTGACTCAACAATGAAAAACAGAGGATACGATCTTATATTAGATGGTATCTTAAAAGATTTAATAGCATCATAATATGGCAGTAACTATTTTACAACAGCCTGATTCTCCTAATGCCGCATTTGGTACATTACCTTATGTAGTATCCGGAAGTAGCTCTCTTACATTACCTCAGTATCAATTTGTAATTGACGTACAAGACGAAAATAAGACTATACTAAGTAGGTTAAGACAATATCCTAACCCTTCAGGTAGAGGTGTAATAGATGTAGCAAATATAGTATCAGATTACTTAAGCGTAACTCCTACCTTTGGAGGACCAGGATTTCAAACTATAGGTGTTGCAGGGGATAGTATTACTAATAAAGTATTTAGAATAGCATTCGGAGAAGAGTATGGAACTTCTATATCTTCTTCTGTAACAATATATAACGGTAAAGGATCTGCAGGTGCACCAGGTGTATCGGGATCTAACCAAATTATATTTTCAGCAGTTAACGATCCTCAAGTTCTAAAATGGGATGACTTACAATTCCTTACAGGATCTAGAATGTCTAATAATCCATTAGGATTAACTCAAGCTACTGCCATTCCTTTTGACCAAGAAGACTTTGGAAGTATATCTTTCTTAAACGGTGTAGGTAACTATAGCGGTGGTACACAAGCAGTAGGTAACGTGGTAGCGACAGTATATAATGCAGCAGGTACAGTCTTAAAGACAGGTACGATAGGAACAGGTGCAGGTAAAATAGGCTATAAAGTAGATATAGGAGTAGGTCCTAGGAACTTAGAATATATAGACGGTAGCTGGGCTTCTACAATGCTTACTAACTGGGCTAATGTTGCTTACTGGAAGGTAGATGTAAATTATACCATAGGCGGTGTATCAGGATCTAAGACATATTGGTTTGAGAGAAACGAATGCAACTATTATACTTGGAATTCAGAATTTAACTTTGTTAACAGATATGGTGCTTGGGACTTTTATAAAGTAAATTATCCTTTCACACAAACTACAGCTGTTAAAAGAGATACTTGGACTCAACCTAGAGTTAACTATTCTACTTCTACAAGTAATGCCGGTACTGATCCATTTAGAAGAGGTACTACACAGTATTATACTTCTTATACAGATACCTTTAGTACAACAACTCCTCCTTTATCAGAATCAGAAGCAGACTTCTTAACACAGATGATGGAATCACAAAACGTATTCTGGACTGTAAAGCAAGACTTCGCTGAATATAAGATAGCAGAACCTATTGTAATAACCAATAGTAATTATACTTGGTGGACTAATCCAAGAGGACAGAAATTATTTCAATTCACATTTGAGTGGACATTAGCTAATCAAAGAAGACCTAGAACATAATGCAACAAAACGATGTAATTATAAGAGCCACTTACCAGGGAGTAGTCTATGACTTAGATGTTAATATAGATACTCCTATCCGTCTTAATATCTCAGCAATTGAGAACTCAGAGATCGGATCAACATTTGGTGTCTCTTCACAAAACTTCGAGTTACCGGGAACCAATCTAAACAATCAGTTCTTTAAACATGCTTACATGGTAGGGGCAGATAACGTCCCTGCGCTATACCAATCTGTATCTGCTAAGGTAATATACAACGGTCAGAGTTTAATGGCTGGCGACATGCAGCTATCGGAGATAATAGCAGATGAGTATGGATATGTAAGTTATAAAGTAACAGTAAATGACCAGACAGTAGGATTTAAAGAAGCCTTAACTGGTAAGTTTATTAGAAACTGTGACTGGTCTGATTACTCTGGCTTAGATTATTCTATGTCACAAGTCTTAGCTTCTTGGTCTGGATCAGTAAAGGGTGGTGATTTATATTATCCTCTTTCTAATTACGGAGTAAATGCTAATACTTCTACAACAGCTTCATTAACTCCTTTTAATTTTTTATCAGGTTCTTATCCATCTACTAGAGCTAGAATTAACAATCCTAATACACCTTTAAAGGTACAACAATTTTTACCAGCTATAAAAGCTAAGGTAGTATTAGATAAGATATTTGATCAAGCAGGATTTGCTTATACGGGATCTTTCTTCAATAACCCGGAGTTTGATAACCTATACGTCCTAACTAAATCACAAGATACTTTAGGAGTAAGTAATTTACAGGGTGGAGATATATACGGAGGATATGCTTATTATTCAGGAAGTGATGAAGTTCTTGATCCTACTAATACTGACTATTACGGTGCTGCACCTTTAACTACTGCAGTTAATAACCCCGCAGGTAACTTTAATATGCCTAATGATTCATACGATGTACAAGAGGCAGGTAATTACGGCTTTAGCTATGACCTATTAGCCTACGCTATTGGTACAGGATTCTTTCCTTGCTTTAGTGCTTATATAAATGTATCTATTCAGGCAAGTGGGCCATCAGGCTTTAGAACTTTAGCACAGCAACAATGGATTGCACCACAAAGTACTTGCTTCAGTAGATTCTTTAACTTTAACGTAAATACAGGTCAAGTTGCCATGCAAGCTGGAGACAGTGTAGGAGTATATATACAGGCTTCTACAGATTTAGCTAGCTACGGAGCGGGCAATTATCTTAATTTAGGTTGGGGTAGTCTTTCTGTAAACCAATCACCTCTTGGATTTGAAGGGGGTACTTACAACATGGCAGATCAGTTTGATGCTCAGGCTAAATCGTTAGACTTCTTTAGAGGTATAATTCAAAAATTTAACCTAGTAGTAGAACCAGATTATACTCAAACAAAAGTATTATCAGTAGAGCCTTATAATGACTGGGTATACAGAGGTGTTAAAAAAGACTGGACTGATAAGTATGATACTGCAAAACGTATCTCTATAAAACATCCAGTAACAGAACAGAAACAATCTTTAAAGTTTCTAGATGAAGATGATGCTGATATCTATAATAAGACTGCAATAGAAAACTTTCCGAATATACCTATTGGTACTACTATCGTGGAAGCTACTTCTGATTTAACTGAAGGTGAAGGTAAGATTGGATCTTTCTTCTCTTCTCTAGTTGCAGAAGGTATTCAAATTTCAGATCAAACAAATAACGTAACATACACTACTTCGGTTACTCCGGCTTTATATAAGTTAGAGAACTCAAGACAAGTATCATATAAATTTAAACCTAGAATTGGATATAAAAACTTTAATAATTCTTTTTATCCTATCTACGTATACGATTCCGGATCTGTTCCGAAATCTGTAGATGTATATAACTATGCTACCTTACTACCAGTTAGTAATATAGCTACTACCTCATCTGCGGCTTTAGAAACCTGTACTCTATTCGATACTGTAAACGTACCAGAATACCTACAGGAAAATACTATTATGGCCTTAGCCAATGGCTCTGGTTCTCTTGGTACCTACGAAAGATTTTGGAGTACCTATATTGAGAGTCTATATTGGGAAGATGCTAGGAAGGTTACAATGGATATACTTCTAAGACCATCTGACTATACAGATATAGCATTAAATGATAAAATCTTTATTAAAGATCAGCAATACCGTATTAATAAGATTTCCGGACTTAATTTAAGTTACCCAGATGTGGTAACTGTTGAGTTGTTAAAAGCTTATCCTAAGATTGGTGAAGTATTAACTCCGGTAACTCCAGCACCTACTCCTGCTCCAACAGCGGCACCAACCGCAGCTCCTACAGCAGCTCCAACTGCCGCACCAGTAACTCCTAGCCCTACACCGGCACCGGTTACTCCTGCACCTTCCGTATTAACGACTTGTGTTTGTATTGAGTGGGAAGTAACAGGAGAAGGAGGACCAGAATCATATGCAGGTGATGCAGAGTTTAATGACTGTAACGGTACTTTAACTGGTCGTTTCTTTGCAAATCCTGGATACTACTTTAACTGCGTACAAAGTGTTTCTGGAGTACCACAAATATTTGATACAACTAATACTACATATAGTATCTATTCAGGCTATAGCTGTTCAGGTGGTTCACCTACTTGCCCTACTGGAAGTTATATACCATTTACTCCAGCACCGGTTACTCCAGCACCGGTTACTCCTAGCCCAACAGCGGCTCCGGTAACACCTAGTCCAACAGCGGCTCCGGTAACACCGGCTCCAGTAACTCCTGCTCCAGTTACCTATTACTTCTACTTAGTAACGGAATGTTGTAGTGGTGAACAAATTACTGTTAGAACTATTACTCCAATGGTACCAGGTACTGTGTATGACTTAGATGCGTTAGGTACTTGTGCTACAGTTAATAGTTTAACATCAGGTCCAGGATATGATATAGATGCTACACCAGAACCAGTAGGTCCGGGTGGATGTGAAAACCCACAATGTGCTCCTTGTCCTACTCCTGCACCGGTAACACCAGCTCCTCAACCGGCACCAACTCCAGCTCCTGTATCTCCTGGTGATTGTAACTGCTTTGAAATTGTAAATGAAGGTGGAACATCAGCTACTTATAACTATACAGCTTGTAACGGAGAACAATTTATTAACCAAGTAATTATATCTGGTGCTACTCTATACAGATGTGCTAATAACACAGGAGGAGTAACGTCATCGTCTCCTGCAGTAACTATAACTGATTGTGGTACTCCTTGTACAGGTGACCATACTGAATGTCTAAACTGTGGTATAACACCAGCACCTATTACTCCTGCTCCTACAACTCCGGCACCTGTGACTCCAAGTCCAGTAACACCGGCACCAACAATTGCTTACTTCTATTATAACGTTGAAGATTGTTGCGATGGTACTCCATTTATTGTAAGAAGTGAAACACCAATGTCTCCAGGTAGCGTATATGACTTAACTGCAATAGGTGATTGTGCTACAGTAATATCAGCTGCAGGTGGTCCAGGTTATGATTTAATTGTAACACCAGAATTAATTGGTGCAGGTGGATGTGCTAATGCTCAATGTGATGCTTGCCCTACTCCAGCTCCAGTAACTCCGGCACCTGTTACACCAGCCCCAGGTACTCCTGCTCCGGTAACACCGGCTCCTACTCCTACAATTTACTCATTCGGTAACTGTGGTAGAGGTAGTAGTGTTTCAGATGCTTGTAATGATGCAGGTGTAAATAGTAGAACATTCTTCTCAGATTGTGATTCAGGAACATTTGGTAATGGCTGTGTAGTTTTCTTAGATGCAGGAGGTAATACTCCATTAACAGGATACTCATATATATTCATGAATGGAGCTAACTGGGATATAAATTCATCTACAGGAATGGTAACAGCGTACTCATCACCACAATGTTAAAAATAAACCAATAAAATGGCAGAAAAGACTTTAAAAATTAATGTAGAAGTAGGTACTACTAGTATAGATGCTCTAGAAACGAAACTATCGAAACTACAAGCCGATATAAAAACTAAAGGTATAGGCACTGAGGAGTTTAGAGAACTATCTACTCAAATACAGGCAGTATCATCAGCATTAGAAACAGCTAACAATAAGGTACTTGGCTTTACAGCTGAGAAGAAGATTATGGCTATGGATGGAGCTATCAAGACTTTATCCGGTACTGTATCAGGAGTAGTAGGTATATTCGGTTTATTAGGAGTTGAATCTGACAAGCTAGGAGAGTTCGAAAAGAAAGCAGCATCAGCTATTGCCTTTGGTATGGGTCTTAAAGACGTATCAGAAGGTTTCCAGCAGATAGCTAAATCAGAAGCATTAGCAGCAATAGGTGCTAAGCTATTTGGTAATACTTTAAAGACTGCTTTAGTAGCTACAGGTGTAGGTGCTTTAGTAGTTGCGTTAGGACTTCTAGTTGCCTATTGGGATGATATTAAAGAAGCGGTAACGGGTGCAAATGCAGTAACAGAAACTTATGATGCTACTGTAAAGGATGTAACCACAGCTGTTAGTAATTTCCAGAAAAGCTTATTTGAAGTTAATGCCGCATTTTCTGCTGCTAAGGCAGGTACAATGTCTAAGCAAGAAGCTCTTAAGAAGTATAATGATACTTTAGGAAAGACGGTAGGTTACGCTGGGTCACTAGAACAAGCCGAGTCTTTAATGGCTGCTAATACCTCAGTGGTAATCGAGAGTATTAAATTAAGAGCACAAGCACAAGTCTTTTATGCTAAATCTGCAGAAGCATCTGCTAAGGCTGTATCAGGAGAAGCATTTGAACTTAGCTGGTACGAACAAGGTTTAAATATCTTAAAGTCTGGCGGTAATATAGTTAGCTTAGCTGTAGCTAATGCTGAATCAGCCGGTAAGAACTTTGGTGAGATTAATAAACAAGTAAAGACTTTTGCAGATGAAGGTGATAAGTTAACTTTAGCGGCTATTGAAAACGATAAGAAGCTTAAAGCTGGATTAGCTAAACCACCTGAAATAAAAACTACTGAAGCTAAGAAAGTAGAAACTCCAGAAGAGAAAGCAGCTAGAATAAAGAAAGAAGCTCAGGATAGGATTAATGCTAACGAAGCTATTAAGCAATCAGAAGATGAATTAGCTCAAGCTCAAATTAAGAAATCTAAAGATATAGTAGCTCAGTTAGGAGTAGAAGATGCTGCTAAGGAAACTAATTATCAAAGAGAAAGACAGAGACTTATAGACTTACTTGCTTTAGAAAAAGTAGGATCTAACGAATATAAAACTATACAGGCAGAACTTAATACCTTAGATGCTGGACGTGCTACTCAAAAACAAGAGTATAATGAACAAGTAGCAGCTGCTAATGAAGAGGCTAGATTAAAAGCAGAAGAGCAAAGACAGAAAGATGTAGATGCTGCTTTAACTCAAAGAGATATAGATATTGCTATTGAGGAAGAAAAGTTAGCTTTAGAAGAACAAAAGTTCCAAGAGAAGACTGCTTTAGCAGTAGAAAGAAATACCTTAGAGAGAGATGCTGCTTTAGCTAATACTGAATTAACAGAAGCACAACGTACAGGTATTATTGAATTATATTCTCAGAGAGAACAAAATATTAAGAAGCAGGCAGAAAAGGATGAGAAGGAAAGAAAGCAAATATTAGAGCAACAAAAATTAGCTATCGTAGCAGATGGTTTAGGAGCTATTGCTTCTATATTAGGAGAAGGATCTAAAGCAGGAAAAGCGTTTGCAGTATCTCAAGCCTTAATGAATACTTACTTAGGTGTTACTCAAGTCTTAGCAAATAAGACTGTAATTCCAGAACCATTCGGTACTATTCAAAAAGTAGTATCTATTGCCGGAGTATTAGCAACAGGCTTTAAGGCAGTTAAACAAATTACAGCTACACCTCCAATGGCTACATCAGCCGGTGGTGCTTCAATGACAGCGCCTGCAGCTCCTGCCGGTATGTCTGCTGGTTCAGCTAGTTTACCAGCTCAAACACCTAAAGTTCCAGAAATAAATCCTTTTCAAACTATCCGTGCCTATGTATTAGCAGGAGATGTTAGATCAGGTCAAGAGGCCGATAAAAGAATTGAATTACGCAGAACAGTATAAAGCTATTTATTATTATGAATAAAATCGTAGAATTAAAAATAAATCCAGAAGTAGAACTATTAGGCTTTGATGCTGTAGCTCTTGTAGAGCAGCCAGCTATAGAAGAAAACTTCTATGCATTTAACAATCTAGATATAACCAATCTTATATTTGAAGAGTTCTTAAAGCAAGAATTATTTGCCGAAGAGGATGATGTATACGAATTAGAAATCGGAGATTATCGTACCAGACATTATGATATGTGTCCAGGCGCTACTGCTCTATATGGTAAGATAGTATCAGGAGAGTTACAAGTAGACATGGGATTAGCCATAAGAGCTGCCCGTTTACAAGACGCTTTATTTTGGTTAGAAAAGCATACGGTAAAAGAAATGCAATCTGCTAGTTATGAAGATGTAGTAGCTGCTCAAAATCTTGTTTATGAGATTATGCAATTGGCTAAGATGATGGGTCTCGAACAAGAGCACCAATATGTTTACGGTCACTTACAAGTAATTAGAGAGTTAGCCGGAGTAACAGATCCGGATTTTGGCTTAGATGTAGCAGGTCTTCCTAATTTTATAGACGAGATAGGAAAAAAAAAATTTGAATCTTATAGCGATTATCCCGAAGCTGCAGTAAATGCTGCTAAAAGAGCTTTAGAATGGAAGGATAGTCATCCAGAAAATAACTGCGGTACATTAGTAGGATGGGCTAGAGCTAATCAATTAGCTAATCGTGAAAATATATCAGAAGAGACCATTGCAAGAATGGCTTCTTTTGCCCGTCACTTACAATACGAAGATGTACCTTACTCCGAAGGATGTGGAGGTCTAATGGTAGATGCTTGGGGTGGTAGAGCAGGTATAGAGTGGGCATCTAGAAAACTAGATGAACTAAGAGAAGAGAATGCAATACCTAGAGCCGTTCAACCAGATATCGATGCTATAACAGGAGACGGAGAAGCTTTATTTATCGACGACTTAGATATGGCTACTCAAGATGCAATCCTAGATGCATTAGCTGCAGTAGGTATTTCAGAAGATAGTCTTAAATCACAAGGATACGGTTTTAACGTATACAAGTCAGATGCTAATCCAGAATTAGCTACTCATCAGATGATGGGTGATTACAAAACATTATACAAGTATACAGGTCCTCAAGATAATAGAAATAGAAAGTTCTGTGCTAGATTATTGCAATTAAATTTAATGTTCCGTAAGGAAGATATTCAAAAGTTATCTGTAAGAGGAGCTAACGAACAGTTTGGCTTCTATGATATCTTTAAATACAAAGGTAGTTTTAACTGCCGTCATAACTGGACTCCTATCGAAGTCTTCGTAGCAGAAGATAGAGCGTTACTGGTTGCTGCATTACTTGCGGGTCAAGCTGATACAGAAGTAAAGAAGCCTGTAGATACTTTCTCAGGATTTAAGTTTGCAGTACATGGTGACCAGCATATTGTTATTGGTCCTATGATGGTACCCGACAGATTAATTCTTAGAGTAGATGAAGATGGTAATCCTTACCACGTATTCTTTTCAAGAGAGACTATAAAAAATATAGCCTATAAAATGATGAAAGAGAAACTCATCGATAGGCTTAACATAGAACATAATGCAGCAGATACAGTAAGTGGTTACTTACTTGAAAGTTGGATTATAGAAGATAACCAAAACGATAAAGCTATTGCTTACGGATTTGATCTACCAAAAGGTACTTGGATGGGAATGTACAAAATAGAAGACGAGAGAGCTTGGCAGATGATAAAAGAGGGTATTGTAAAAGGGTATTCGATTGAAGGGTATTTTCTTGATCAAATTTATAAAAACTACTAATGATAGATAAAGATACAATTCAAACAAACGTAATAAATGCTAGTGCTTTAAGCGTTGGTATGATGTCTATAGATGAAGTACTTACAATACTAGTATTAGGTACAGCCTTAATTTATAACGTACTCAAGATTTACTCTTGGTACAGGAACCAAAAAAAGAAGAATGGCGGGGAAAAAATCTACTAGCAGTAGTAATAACAAAGTATCTTTCGGTAAACGGGGCCAAGGCAAATATAAAAAGAGCTATGGCCCCAAGGCACAAAAACCTAAGAGATACAGAGGTCAGGGTAGGTAATCAAAAACAAATAACTTGGTTTAGAGCGTAGCTACGATAGGTGATTTCGTCAACATAGATCTGCTTTACTTTACTACCGATCCTAACAGAGAGATAATATTTGTATGGGGAGAGACCAGTCAAGGAGACTTCTCTATTACCTCCTACTACGATACCACAATTCCCTACAACGTCTTTTTGACATCCGGAAAGTAGCATAACAATAAACAGTAGTAAGATTAGCTTTTTCATTATCTTATAAGAAATTTTTTGGAGCGACTCTACCGTAGTCGTCTGATAGTCTAACAATATCTTCTTCCTCACATTTTTCTCCGAATTGTATCTCTACAATTATTACCGGCTCGTCACTAACGTTGCTTACTCTATGTTCCTTACCTTCTGGAATAAAGCATAACATACCAGGAAACATTTGTTTACTTTCTTCTCCTAATTGTATAATCGGCTCTCCGGCTACTACTGTCATATACTCAGATCTGTGTTTATGAAATTGTAAAGATAGCCTTGCATGTGGTTTAACAATTAACTGTTTTACTTTATAGTTTACTTGATCTAAAAGGACTGTAAAAGATCCCCATGGTGTTTTTGTAGTACTCATATTATTGATTTAGATTTAATTTATTTAGTTTATCGATTCTAGTAAAGATAGAGTTAATTAGTTCCATCTCCTGTTGGTTTACTTCATCTACAGTAAGTACTTTACTTAGGTACTCATGTTCATCTTTTAGTAAGCGTCTTTTCTCTTCTCTAAGAAAGTCTGATATGAACTGCTTTCGTATCATATTCATTGGTATCTTTATATTGATACTACCAACATCAGCTACATCTTTTTTTATTAATTCTATCTCTAGTTTATCTAAACTGTCTTTAAGTTTGTCTAACTGTTTCTGAAAGTCTTCTAATTCTTCTAGAAGGATTGCTGTACTGGCTTCGATTTGTTCGAATAAGTCATAAAGTTTTGATGTATCCATTATATATTTTGGTTGTTTAAAGGTGATGTATGAGGTAATGCCGGAGCTTTAGTTTTAATTCTAGTATATAAGGCATCCTTAGGAAGGTCTACTGCAGTATAACCGTATCTTGATTTTCTTCTACCAGCCAACCAGTTAGTAATATTCATAGTATTGCAACCTATAAAAGCAGCTGCATCTCTTATACTATCAAATTGACCTACAGAGATACCGTCTTTAAATATTTCGACCGGACGTCTATTAGGAGATTGAATATGAAATCTAGTCTTTAACCCTATTCTTATGGCATGTCGGAGATTTTCCGATCGAGTAACCCATTCTAGATTAGTAACATGGTTATCTGATTTATCACCGCTAATGTGATTTACTTCAAGGTTAACATCATCTTCTACTCTAGGCTTAGGAATAAAATAAGCAGCTACTAGTCTATGTGCTTTAAACAACTGAACGTTTACCTCACCTTCATCAGTACGATTGTAAAGTCTGTAATGCGAATAACCCATTGCGTCAGTTTGAGGAGTTAGTAGTTTAGTATTCTTTTGAGTATAAGAGATAATCCTACCGAAGTTACTAATACAGTATTTTTCGAATCCTTGTATTACCACGAAAGTTTCGTTAGGTAATATTTCAATGTCGTAATTAAATTTAGTGCCCATGCTTCTTTTTTTTTGAGTTATGTGTTTAAGATACGAAAAAATATTTTAACGTACAACTATACGTAGCAGGGAATTTCCAAAACAGTAAAACTTTTTTTAAGAAACCTGTTTTGTTTTCTGAATTTTCTTTTTTATGCCTACCAATACTTCAGCCTGCTTATCAGACATTTGTTTGTAGGAAATAAGAGTACCCAGAAAATTCATATCGAATTCTGAGAGGATACTATTATATTCTTCTCTCCATAGTTTAAGTTGATCGACATTAAGAGGAGATAAAGGAGTAAATTTAGTCGCCACACTGGTATCCTTCGTTACTGAGAAAGGACTAGTCTTTACTGTAGTAGTTTTACTGGATAGTTTATCTTCTAAGAGAGAAACTCTCTGAGACAGATCATTGATTACTTGGATTAATTGTTCTTGATTCATAACGATTGGTTTTATTGTTTATAGTTTAATTGGTACTGATGTTCGATGAACTCTCTAGGAGAGTTATAACTGGAAGGTATTTTCATTCCTATAGTATAGGATCCTGTAGATATTAGACAATCAATCTTATCCTTAAGATCTGAAAGATTATCTTCTAGGAATATATCTTCAAAGATAGTACTACCTTCTATATTATTCCTTCCTATAGTAGTATCTTCTTCTTCTATCTTTATTCTTTCTTCTATTTCTATATCTTCTTCTTCTTCTATATTGGCATTGCTTAGAGATGCTTGAGCATTAATATCAAATGCTAAAGGATGCTTGAGCATAGTATCTAATACTTGAGCATGCTTATGCATACGTTCTTGTTCTGATTCTTTATACTTAGACCATCTAGCATTAGCTGCATCTTTAGCCTTAGAAGATCTAGTCTCATAGGATTCTTTAGCTTTTTCATTAACAATAAGAAACTCAGTCTGTATAGCTTTACGTAACATATCCAGATTTCTAGTACTGGTAGCAGAGTTAGAGTATAAACCTCTAATAAGCATTCCAAACTCAGCATCTGAAAGATCTTTAAAGTCATCCATCCAGGAATCTTTAACTAAAAACCACTCTCTTTTCTTTTCCATAATATGTAAAATAAGGTGAGGATCAATCCAAAGGCTGCTAGAAGACAGACACTCTGAAAAGACCCTCTAATGTTTTTATAAACGCTTCTAGTCGTTACTTGTATACATAGCTACGGATAGCCATTAACTGTATAATAATGTACGAAAAAGTTTTTAGATAAGCAACTATTTTAGTAAGAAGTTTTCCTAAAGTAAATTAAAAGAGGGCAGCTCAATTCCCCAATCAAGTACTGCCCCCTAATAAAAAGTAGGAAAGGAGGAGAAGAAAATAGAAGACATGGCGTGTCGTGGATTACTATGAAAGTAGAATTAAAAACTTCTCCTGTATAACCTTCCTATAATTAAATATAAGCAAAATATTATTCAAGAACAACTTCTAAGGAAAAAAAAATAAAAAAGTAGTTCACATTTTTATTTTTAATCTATATAAGATTTCCTCAAACACTTAATGCGCCTATTTATAATTACACATGACAATATTTTGTCATGCATACAATCATTAATTAATCAAGAACATTATGAACAAACAAGTGCTTAAAGATCTGGTAAAGCAACACTTTAACTTAGTTGAAGCAACACCAACTCCAGAGACTCAAACATTTGCTGAAGCTACTTTGGTTGACGGTACTATCGTATCTAATGATGAAGGATCTGATTTCGCAATCGGTCAAACTTTATATGTAACTACAGAAGACGGAAGTAAAGTGGTAGCTCCAATCGGGCTTCATACCTCTGATTCTGGTATTGCAATCGATGTTGACGCTGAAGGTAAAATCGTAGGAATTCATCATCCCGATACTGAACCAGAAGGTTCATTAGCAATCGCAACAGAAACAGAAGCTGCAGCAGAGCAAGTAGCAATGGCAGAACATGGTGAGAAAATGGCAGAAGGACCGGAAGTAGGTGATATCATCGAAGCTGTAGTTGCTGCTGTTAGACCAGAAATCGAAATGCTAAAACAAAAAATGGCTGATATGGAAGAGCAAATGAAGAAAGTATTCTCAGCTCCTGCATCAGAAAAAACACAAACTGCTAAATTTGGTAAAACAGAAGCTGCAGAACAAACAATTGCTGATCCAATCAACGCTAGAATGGCTAAGATGGCAGTAGAAGCTATAAACGCTAAAAGAAAATAATTTAAAACAAAACTAAAATTCAATCAAAATGGGATTAAACGTACAAGCTCTTGCTGATTTTAATAATCAAATCGCAGGAGAACTATTAGTTCGTTCGGTATATGCTGGTTCTACAATGGAATACATCACTATTAAAGAAGGTGTAAAATTCCAAGAGCCTATTAACTTAATGGACGTAGATTTAGTAATTCAGAGTGGCACTTGCGTAAGCAACCCTTCTGGATCTTTAGAATTCACACAACGTAACATTACTGTTACACCTCGTACATCTTTCGATGGTATCTGTTTAAAAGATATGGACAAGAAATACCTAGGTATCTCTGCATTAGAGCCAGGATCTTACTCAGAAACATTCGCTATGGCAGCTGCTTATGGCGATTTATTAGTTAACCAATTCCAAAAGAGCAACGACGCTTTCTTATGGAACGTTAACAACGGTTTAACTGCTTTAACTTCAGGTTCAGCTCCAGCTAACGCTATTGGTGTTGTAATTCCTGCTGCAGTAACTGGTTCAGCATTTACTTCTGCTAACGCATTAACAACTATCGATACTTTAATCGAGAACTTGAATGCAGACGTAGCAGATCGTGATGACTTAACAGTATTCATGTCAGTAGCTAACTTCCGTAAGTATGTAAGTGCTTTACGTCAAGCTAACTCTTTCTACTTCGATCCAAACTCTATCACTAACCGTGGTGGTGTATTAGATATGATGTATCCATTCCAGAACGTACGCGTTGTTGGTACAAGTGGTTTAACTGGTTCAGATCGTATTATCTTAGCTCCTGCTAAATACATCGTTGCTGGTACAGACTTGTTATCTGACTTCTCTGAGTTCCAAATGTGGTACGATATTAACTCTGATCAATTGAAGCACAGAATCTCAACTAAGTTGGGTGTTCAGGTAGCTTATCCAGAGTACATCGTGTCGAATGCACGTGCATAATTAATTGAGAGCGAAACTGTAGAAAGGAGTAGCTCTCATTTTAAAATAACTAACTAAATTAAAAAATAAATGAGCTGTAATATAACATCAGGCTTTACCCTAGGATGCCGCGATAATGCAGGTGGTATCGATGAGATCTATATCTTATCTGGATCTATCACTTCAATCACGGAACCAACCGAAGGTTTAGCTACCGCTATCACAGGTTCAGGTAAATTCTATAGATTCGAACTACCACGTAACGTGGGCGACTTTACTGAAGTACCTACACCTTCTAATGAGAATGGAACTGTATTTTACGATCAGACAATTAACGTAGCTTTCCATAAGTTACAATCTTCAATCCGTAATCAAGTTAAAGTATTGGCTCAAAACCCAAGCTTAACTATTATCGTGAAGACGAATAACGGAACTAGCGATCACGTAGGAGAATTCTTCTTAGCAGGTCGTTACAGAGGACT